GTTGTAGCATACCAGCGGGGGCTACAAATGAGGCTATATTAAAAAGCCCAGAAATAATGAATTTTCAAGATCTAGATTTAGAACTTGGAACATTTTGTATTGGAACACATTTTTATTCTGGAAGCGTTTATCTAGAGTCGGTATCTATAGGATATGAATATACAGATACTACAACTTCACAAGTTATACAAAAACTAAAAACATTTAACACATCAATATCAAACCAATGGGCATTTATATCTGAAACATTTGAAATTCCAAATGAAAGCACAAACTTCAAGATAGTCATAAAGGTCATTACAAATACTGGTGGAGATAACATAAATGACTATGAGTTTTACTTTAATGGAATATCTTTAGGTCAGTGGTCTGAAGAGTTTAATGTAGTTTCTCTAGGTGTATCTTCACAAACATTTCCATCAGATATTGAACTAACAACAACCAGTAAAGTAGTTCCCGCACCAGCATATGGTATATCTTCTGATACTGCTTATTATCTTGTTAATGATAACTCCTTAGTAGCAAAAAACACTGGAGTTCCTTTAGTTTTTGGTGCATCAAATGTTACAAAGTTATCTCCTAATATTGATGGAGACCCATCTTTTATTTTTCCTGGCAAAGGCTTCTTGCATGAAAATGGAAGACATAGCGACTACACTGTAGAATTCTGGGCAAGAATAAACTCAGACTCTAATGATCCTAAAAGAATCTTTGGACCAATAGGAAGTCAAGATGGACTTTATGTAGAAGGTGGATTCTTAACTCTTTTGATAGGCGGAAAGTTTAGTTCTCATTTTGTGGGTGAATGGTTTAGACCAATGCTAATTCACATTAGGTTAATTACTGATAACGCTACAGTTTTAATTAATGGAGAGCAGGTAATATCATTAGATTTTGTTACATCAGAGATATCGTTACCAGCATTAACTGGAGAAGATTGGATTGGTTTTTATGCTTATAATAATGTAAATCCAATAGAAATTGATTGTGTAGCGATATACTCCTATCAAGTCCCAAATGTTGTAGCAAAAAGAAGGTATGTTTATGGTCAAGGAGTGGGGTCATCAGAAAGTATTGACTCTGCATATAGTGGAACTTCTGCATTCATAGATTACTCTTTTGCAGACTACACAGCAAACTATAACTACCCAGATTTTGCACAGTGGCAACAAGGAACATTTGATAATCTTTCAACAACTGCAACAGCCCTAACAACTCCTCAGTATAAGTTGCCAATAATATTCACTGGAACAAAAACATTGCAAGATCTTTATGATGACTCAGATAACCTATACCAAAATCTTACTAGCGGGTATTTAGGAACAGACGCTCACTTTATATCTTTAAATCCAGACTCAACTTGGAATAATGATGGAGCATATATTAACTTTCCAAACTTTAATGTATTAAATTCACAAGTTGCATCTATATACGGAGTTTTTCAAGTAAATAACCAGGGTAGTGGAACAGACGAAGCAGAAGAGATATTATTTAAAATATATAATCAAAGCACAGGAAACTACTTCTCTATTAATGTAGATGGACTAGAAATTGTTTATTCTTTATATTACTCAGGAACATCTCAAGAAATATACCGTACAGATGAGTTTGAAGTTGAAGAACTTTTTGCTGCTGGTATTAATATTGAAAAACTTGTAAACACTTTTGGTGGAAATCTTGCAACATTTTTTGGTAATCAAAATTCTTTAAGTCTTTACGTTGGTGGAGATAACTCAGGATCTAAAACTTTTAAAGGTTATATTTTTTCTATTGGGTTTTCAACGGAGTTAAACTCAAGTTCAATATCTAATTATTTTGATGATAGCGGTATTGCAATTATTGATACATATACTGGCAGTGGAATTGAGTCATCTGAAAATGCATTATCATTATTATCACATACAGCAAGTTATACACTTTTGCCAACATATGCTTATGGTAGTTTGTTCCTAGATATTGGTGTTTCAGGATATTGGGAAGACTATATGCCACTATCCTATTTTGCAAAGTTTGTTCAAAACGATACAGGAAATTCTTTTTATGACTTAGACTTTTTACAGTTTAATATTGGTTATCCTTCACCATCAAATCTGCTTGAGGCAGAAACAGTTGGTTCTTGGACATATGAAGAATTGGCTAGTTCATATTCTTTGCCAACACAAAGAACATACCAGCAACTAGATAACTCTTTGCTTACTGGTTGGAACAACTATCAAGATCTTAAAGAAAAGGCGTTAAAGTACTACGAGTATAATACCGAAGGTGCAGCAGTTAGAAGTTATGTTACTTTTCAGTATATTGCTGATGGAGCAAACCTTTCACAAGATAACTTTACAACAACTGTTCCTGCAAAAGAAAATGCTATAGTTGATGTTTCAGAATATTCTTCTTGGTCAACTACAAAGTTTGAGGTTGTTGACAACACAATAATTTATCCAAGAAAAGATGTTGACTTTAATAGTTTAGCAATTGTTTATCATCTTGATTTTAATATTCGTGGAATACTAACAAAGCCAGTCTTGCTAAGAAAACTTGAACTTGCATCTCAGGCACTAAACGATAACTCCTTTAATCCTATTGGAACTCGTTTTGGAACAGACCTTTTCCCATATAAGCGCTCTGGACTATATTATGATTATAAGTCAAAGAATCCATTTAGTATTTATAAAGGAAGTACTCCATATTTGTATATGAATAGAACATCTGGAATACAGGTTCGTGGAGACTTTGATTCAAACTTTGACCGTGGAATTTCTATACCAATTAATCAATCTATTGCAGAAAACTATAGAGTAAGCGCAATGCAGTCTTGGATAAGATATGACCAAGAATCGTTTACCGCAACACCAATTCCTTTATTTGAAATAAGACATAAGGCAGACACTATTTCTTTCTTTGTTGTTGCCAATGATGAAATAGGTAAGCGTGGAAGAGTTTATGCTAAAAATAAATCAGATAATTCAGATTTTCAGGGAATATCATACTATATTAATGGAACACTTGTAAGAGAGCCAGTGTTAACAATTAAAGAGTGGTCAGCCCTTGGTGTTAACTTTGGAGAAGCAGTAAACTTTGACCTATTCATAGGATCAATTAATCTAAACAGCCCAGCATTATTTAATAATGTTGCATATTATCAGGCAAACAACCTTCAACAATTACAGTCTAAGATTAATAGACCATGGCTTAAGGTTAAGCAAGAAGGCCTTACAGACAGAGATTGGTCTTTTTGGCTAAATAACTATACTTGGGAAGGTGTTCTTGTTATTTCCGCCTCAGCCCTGTATGGAGTTAACGCTCAAGATGTATATAAAACCTATATTGGAACTAATAAGATTATTATTGATGATGAATCAGGAATGATTTTTGATGCAGATAAGATGAAAATATACAATGATACAACATGGTCAATATCCGTAGGTACACCAGTGTAATCTGGTATACTTGTGGTTATGGATTCTTTAATAAACCCAAAAACTGGTAAACCAATAGTTGAAAATGTAAGACGTAAGGTCATTGATAAACACTATGACTGGGGTCTATACGTATACAAAAAGTCAAATGGAAAGTGGTTTACTGACGGAACTGGTTCTGTATTGAACATTCCTTCTCAAAAAGGTGACATATCAAAGATTGCAGAACTTAAGAGGGCTGCAGTATTTAATGGCGATGATGGAGAGGGTACGGCACACTTTGTTCCTGGATTAACCAGAGTATCTGAAGAAGAGTATTCAGAGCAAAAAGACAGAATGATGCAAGGTTTGATTCCAAATGTTAATGATTTGGGAGCAATTGCAGATGCACAGAATACATTGAATACATATGGAAGGGATGCGTACGAAAGTGACTGATGATGACAACTTCCAGTATGTTAGAGCAAGCCTAAACACTCAGGAGCAAGAAGAAAATCAATTTAAAGCAAATGACCCATTTAATAAAAACTGGGATGAACTAAAAGAGTATTCTGGACTAGATCAGAACTTTCGTCGTCGTGTAGCAAGACAGGTCAGCAAGGCAATAACACCAACTCCAGCATATTTAGATTCTGCAAATGCAACTCCATCTGGAGTAGATGATGCAGGATCAAAGGCTCTTAATCCTGGGACTGTATATAGAAATGGATATGGTCTATTTGATGTAATCACGCCACCATATAACATGTATGAACTTGCAAACTTTTATGATACTTCATTTGCTAACCATGCTGCTATTGATGCAAAAGTAGAAAATATTG